TTATTCGGCTGCCTTCTCTATCTTCTCCCTAAACAATCTCAACTGGTCTACAGTCGGGTAAAACGTAGGGTTCTCCCAGTTCCTCGAAATCACTGCTATCATCGAATCAAGGTATTTTCCGCAATCGAGAATCTTTGCGCATTTATCTAGCTGGAATTCCCCGGACGGGTATCTCTTATTGTTGAGCGTTTCTTTAGCCCAGGTTAATAGCTCGTTGATCGAGTCGTGGTTGTATTTATTTTCTTCTGCCATATAATATTAGTTTTCGGCAAAGGTATAAAAATCCCGGCATATCTAATACACCGGGAGTGTCATATTCAATAAGGGCTCGAATGCTTTCTATCGATTGTTGTAATCGAAATGAACGCTCTATTAAGATGTCCATTTTGCTCTACACTCTTTACTTGAACTTTAAAAAGTTTATACTTAGAATCATGAAAAACTTTACTATGGACAGTTTTAACATATCCTATGTCTATGCCATCTTTAAAGAGTTGAACTGCATATTTATCATATAAATTTTTCTTATCCAACCTCCATTCTAGTATATCTCCTTCCTTTAATGTTCCACTAGGCAATTGTCTTCTCGTCAGTCCGCAAACTTCACTAGTAAATTTCAAATCACGAACAGGATAATATTCTGCTAAAAATTCAAAATTATCTGTTGATAACAATCCTTGAGTTTGAGCCAATACATAGTATTTGTTATCTTTCAATTTAGGGTTAATTTCCCAATAATTATAATATTTCTGTATATCGGAACGTTCCGTATTAGTTAAGCGTTGAGCAAATACTTCTAAAACATTATTTTTATATACAACTTCTGGATTTGGAAAATCCGGATACATATTAAAACCTTTTTCTAAAGCTTCTTTTACTCCATCAGATATATACTCAAACCTAACTCCTTCAGTCTGATTCCGAGTTATTTTACCTATCTTTATTCGACTATCATTCCTGCCACGTCTCCAAATAAGATAGATGTGTTTTATATATCTCTTCATAATATAATGTTTTTTAGTCTCAAAATGCGTTCTTTTATCAATTTAAAAATCAGCTCCTTACGATAAGAAGACAAACCATATTCTTCTCTCAAATCATCTGGAAGCTCTTTATCTATATAAAAAATTATATCACGTATTTTGTTTTCATCATACAAAGATATAACATTATTTATTATGCCATCTACTATTTCTTGAAATTCGACTCTTATATTTTTTATAAGTTCAAAATGATTTAATTTATTTCCATCGTTACCCCATCTTATTTCAGATTTTCCCCGATTGATAAAACTGTCGAACATTATTTCATCGTTCAACATCTGCTTTACAGCGTCTTCACTTTTTTCTCTGGCTAAACAACAACCACTGTCATATATAGGAGAATACCTGCCCTCCATTTTGAGGATTTTCATCTTTACATGGCCGTTTGGATTATTAAATCCTTCATTTTTTGTAAGGAAATCTTTTATTTGTTTAAAACGATCTTTTAATTTAGAAAAGACATGATTTGCTTCTTCATTGGTCAATTCGGTTTCTTTATATGGTGTAATAAACCCCCAATTTTCTTGATGTCTGTCACTATTCCCAATAATACTATCAAAAATGATAGTTTTTATGATATCTTCTATGTGTTCACCAAAGTTAAAACTTTCGATAGCAGATTTTATAAAATGAAAGGTATAAGCTGAATATGATTCTTTATTTTCAGGCTCATATGTATTATCATAGCCAGTCAATATACTTACTCCTTCTGTCAAACATTCTTCTTCGGTATTCATAGATTTAGAAATACATCCTATTTCGCTTCCATGTTTTGCTATATTATATTCTAACACATCAAACCCTAAAGAACGACCTATTTCTGAAGATATAATTTCAGACCAAAACTCTGGTTTATAATCTTTCCCCTCTTTTAACATGGAGGTTTTAAAGAAATACACGCTATCATCTTCGGGATTACTAACTACACATTTATTGCGTGTACCTTTAGTATTAAAAAAAGGTTTTTCGTTCCATTCTGTTATATCATAAAAATTAGCCATATTCTTATTTTTTGCAAAAATACAAATAAGATCTATTATTTACAAAAGAAGCAGCAAGAATCCCCGACTACATAGCCAGGGACAAACACAAAGATATAACCCTTGCAATAATCATTAACGATTACCGGCCTTCTACTTTACCGGATAAACTTAGTGCTTAGTATTAATTAATGTATCATTTTATCCTCCTTTCCTTTAAAACCTTTTTCCGTAGGAAATTGTTATATAAGTGAAACTTAAACTTTTCATACCGGAAACGGTCTGTGAAGATAGTGCCGGTATTACCACATAAATAAGTTACAACTAACTCCAGCTCCTACGTACCAACCACCCGGATAACTATACCCTGCCTGTAAACCTAATCCCCATCGTTTCTTCTTCGAAGTAACAGTATGATAAAGGTGGAAAAGTAATAATTTTATTGTCCCTGTATATTTCCATAGAATCAAGGTTGGGATTATACCCACTGACTACCGCCCAGTAATCATCGGTCTTATACTCCTTACTTGTAATCGGTATTAGTACCGGAATCGAATCGCCTTCTACGGTTCTATCGGTGGTAGTATCTATCAGGATCGGTAAATATACCGTATCGGTACGTTTTAGAGCTTCCTTTACCGGTTTGGGTATTGTGTCTCTTATTGTGTCTCGGATACGTACAGTATCTCCATTTACATACACAGTTTGCGGATCGTGCGGATTACAACGCATCCACACGATCACGCCAAGCAACAGGCAGACTAATATCCAAGGAAGGGTTTTCATAGGATACTATCACTTGAAGACCACTCCGGACCCGACAATAAAGTATTCAATTCTTCGCCTTCGTAGACAGGATAAGGATAAACCGGCTCTTGCGGAGTCTCCTCTTCGTCCAGTAACGGCAAAGTCATGATACTTGGGAACAACTTTTCATAGTGATCCAATTTCATAATCACCTGTGTACCGTCAACACTCTTTCTAGGGATCAGGTGCAGTTCATCGAGTACCTCCTGCGGTATCTCGTTCAAATTCGCTGTGGGGAATGTAATGTATTTCATAATTGCTTACTGTTTAATTACTTATCAGACTATTATACTTGCTCCCAAGTAACACTCCCATCCTCATTGAAAATAAGTTTCTTGTTTCCAAGTAATATAACCTCTGTCTGTGCCGTCGAACCAAGAATCATCTGACCGTCTTTTGACGCCTTAGTATTATTGCCAAGAAGGATTACATCATTTAATTGATTAACACTACCTCCATTATCAGCACCAACCATAATATTGTTACTTCCCTTACAGTACCTACCTGCCTTATAACCTATATAAGTATTTTTTTGATTACCATAAGCTCCTGCCTCATAACCAACAACCGTACACCCTTCTGTTTTCACTTCACTATCTACTAAATTTTGACTCGCATTATGTCCAATGACAACACATTGAGAAGAACCTGCACCCGTATAAAAACCTAATACCCCAGTTCCGATACCGACAGTTTCATGATGCTCTGTCCCTCCAAGAGCTGATCTTCCAATTGCAACATTACTATTACATTCTTTTCTACATGGATAGAGAGTATCAGCCCCTATCGCAACATTATCCTTACCACTCGGTATATATGCAGTAGAATAGGTACCAATTGCAATATTACGAGAGCCGGAAATAAGTTCAGAAAGTGACATTGTTCCTATGCCAATACATCTCGTTGAGTTTTCAGATTTCCCAAGCGTTTTATAGCCTAATGCAACATCCCACCAACTTGATATATCATTATCCCCTATATTAATATATACATTTTGCCGACCGTAAGATATGAGTTGGCTGGCGGATGACTTATCAACCACTTCATATAACTCAACTTCTAAAGTTGACGCATATTTAGCCGATGGGAACACCTTCAAAGAACCACCATCGCTAATCATTCCAATATAGGCTATCAGTTCACCATTATACGTATCTATCGGTGTCTTATCTCCGATACCTACCATAATGGAATTTTCAGAACCTTCTATACCTTTTGTTAATTTGGCAAGATATTTTTTCCCTTTGCTAGTAGTAAGTGTAAAAGCAAGGGCATTATCGTATCCGCTTGCATGGGTATATATACCATTTTCATAGCTCCATCCTTCGGATAATTCTGCTGACTGTGTAATCAGATTATCTCCGCATGGAATCTTATCTGCTAATAGGAACTTTGCTGTATCATCAAAGTTTCCATCAATCGCAGTAGATAAAGTGCCCCACGATTGTTCACTGTCTTTTGCTATATCAAATATCTTTTTCATAATATCATTCGTTTTTAATTAATGTTTCATTTGAAATTAAAGTCTCGTTATTCAGCATTGTCAAGTAGCTGGAGATAACAAGGTTTATCTTTTGAGGGGATTTGACTATCTTTCCCGTAATCTCGTAAACGCCATTGTCACCGGATATGGATATATCACTGATAGCATTGCACGATACCTCCATTAGCTTATCAGAGGTATTTGGCAACGTTACAGTGATGGTAACCATGCTATCTACAGAGATATATTCTCCGGGATTAACAGAATAGGAAATGGAAGAATAAGGTAGATTACTCTTCACTATCGGTCTGAACTCCACCATATCTGCATACAGCGTACCCAGCTTGTACTTCTTCAGCTGACGCTCTATCAAGAACTTGGACATACTATATGGGAAGGACATGAGAGAGTAGATAGCCCCGTTGAAGAAACGATAATCATTATCTCTTAAAGTACCTAACCAAAGAGTATCACCATCAATACCTTCGCCTACTGTTAAATTAACATCTCCACATTTATACTTACTTTGATATAACAAAGTTCTTGTAAAATCATCTCTATTAAATGTAGTAGTACTTCCAAAAGAATTTGATTGTCTCGATAGCTCAACTTCTCTGTTTGCTAACATTAAAATAAAAGCTCCTTGACCAACAGTATGAGCTTTAGATACAACACTAGCTGTCCATACTTCAGATGAAGTATAACTTATTCTCTCATAATCTATAATGAAGGTATAATCCTTGTAAATCGGCATCCCTGTCACCTTACCGGAGTCATTTACTCCGTCAAGGCAGAGAGCACCTGCGTGGGAAGGAATTTGGGTGATGGTAACACTATTACCCATACCCGGATTACCAAAACCACAAAATCGACCAGATCCACTATACAAAGTGTTATGTGAAGCTGGTAATATATTCACCCCATCTACAATTTTAACTGATTTAGGCGACCCAGTTTCATCAATATAGCTATAATCAATATCGGCTCCTGTTTTAATAACCTTAAACGAAGGAATGTCTGGATATTCTTTACTCCCTACGCTATAATACAGTAGCATAATATGACTTATAGCATTTTTACAATCTATCTTACTACTCGTTATAGTTGAATTACTACTGTTCCATATACTAGAATCGAGAAAATCAACCTCATACTTCCCAATACCTGAATCCCCCTTCCATGCAATATTGTTCAGCTGTATATCCCTACCGTTACCTGAAAAGTCTATCAGCTTGTCGCCAAACTCTGCGTGGTTCTCGTTGGTGATTCCCTGCTTGATGGTATTACACAGTATATCAGGGTTAAGAGTTCTATCCAAGTTGAAGTAGGCTATTACCTGATGAATCCAGTCTACAGGGACGTTTTCTTTATTAAAAACAAAAGTACCATAATACGCATAACTGCTGTCTTCAAGCCCGATGGTTAACTTCGAATCAAAGGTAGTATATTGAACAGCTTGTAGCTTCTCTTTGTCTCCAAGCTCCACTATCTTTTCACCACTACTGCTAGTCCCTGCCATAAAGGTTTGACCGGAATAATCGCTTACTTGGATTCCGCCATCGCCTATGATATTATACTTTCCTGTGCCTGATATGTGGGTTATTAAACTTACCACCGTAATCTCATTACTTCCTCCCAACATCTCCTGTACGGTCTTGGTGGAAGTAATCAGGTCGTCGATTCCGTCAGTGACGAATGCGCCTTCGAAAGAGGGGATTTGCTCGATAGTACAACTTGATTCTGAATACCCATTAAAACCAACACTAGAACCTTGACCGTTTTCTACATTATAGCAAGTTGACAATTGGTATATTCCATCTTTTGTAATAATAATCCTCGATTCGCTTCCATCTTGATTCCTATACCAATAACTTAATTCACCAATTAACCCTGTTACTTTAATTTTGTAAGAAGAAATGGTTTTTGATAATTCCGTATATGGTAGTAAACTAATAAATTCTCTGCCTGCTATGGAAACAATTTTATTTGGAGATACTAATACATTTTGATTGTTATACACAGTAAAATCCACTTCATACTTCCCAAACCCACTATTGAGTTTGAAAGCTGCGTTGCTAATCACAAACGGATTGTCAGGGTCCACCAAGTTCTTAACTATAGCCCTGTCCGGATCGTCGTTGCTCTTACCGTAACAGATGCAGACAGCCTTCAAGGATGCCAAGACTTCCGGGTCGATGTAGGGACGGTCGGACGAACCACGAGAAGGCTTACCGATTCGGTTCAATCCGATCCGGTTAAGCCCTATTGTGTTTAATGAGACTCTATTAAGCATCATTCAGCCTCCGTTAGGATTCCACTTGTTACTTCACTTCCACTTTCAATGCGGATAGTTTTTGGGTAAACTAAGGCTGAGAAGTCATAGTCAAAGATAATTCCCGAATTATACGGAACGGTATTGGGTACCGCTACCACATCAAATCCCCTCTCTGTGGCAGTCCGACCGTCAACAGCTTCCGTATATTCACCGTTCTTTTGATAGATTTCAAGACCGCCACCGGATATACGTTCCAAGTGGATATTAAAGTCCGCATTTACCACTACTTCCGCCACACATTTCTGAGTATCCTCATTTTTTACAAAGTTCAAATCTGCCATGATTATTTCTCCTATAAATTATAATTTTAAAACCTGTTTTTTCACATTGCAGCTATCATAGCTAACGTGAACCCATGAGAAGTTCTTCTCATCTATCAGCTGAGTAAAAGGAAGTTCAAGTTCTTGTACGAGATTGAATAGCTTTTTGTTTTCCGATTTTGTGTTCGGAGTGCCAACTATATCGGCTGCCATTCCTTTCATGTGTTCGCTGGTCTTACTTCCTCCTACAGCCTTGTTTAATGCTTCGCAACGGTATCCACTCGTTACAGTGATAGGTTTGCCATAGGCTTCTCGGAGAGGATCAAGAACGTTGTCTATTAAGCCATTCACATTGCATATCAATGTTTTCGGTAGGCGATTGTCGATACCACGCCTATCTGCCGTTTCGCTCTTTACCATTTCGGCCACTGTGAAATACTTTCCCATATATCTTTCCTCCTATAATATCAATGTTAATACTCCCAACGCCAGACCTACGCAATCACAGATGATGTCTTTAATTGAGAACTCTGTTTTCTTGCAGTATTTGTCGTATATCTCCTTCAGGACGAAGATCACGACGGTTATAATGATTGCTTCCCATAGTGGCGTATATTTCGATAGCCACATTACCAAGTTTTGGCAGACTATAATGTGTGCCATGCCGTCTATTCCGATCTTGGAGAGAAGCTTGCTGGCTAATGCGCTGATTTTATTTATTTGATTCATCACCCTTTACTTCTTTATTGTTGTTAAGCCTATCAACCAAACTATTAAACTTCCCATTAACGTAAATCCCAATCCCAAATATACTGCCGGCATATATCAAACATTGAGCAAAAAACCACAATACACTGTCATGAATCTGACCTAACGGCTCTACAACAAAACCTGCAACGGATAGTCCGACTCCTGCAAACAACATTCCCACTGCAGTCCATACCTGTATATCTTCTTTTGTATTCTTTTTCATACTACAAGAATTTTAGCCATGCAAAATATTTACTGTTTTCCAGATAGTTGTTATCCGTTTCTGATAACCGGGCTTCTCTTTCAAATGACACCATACGATAAGCATCATGAGAGGAGAAACATCCGACTATCACACGAATACTCCATTCCACAACGTACCATAGGTAGAATATCACAGAAGAAAGAAGCAACCACCATGCAGAGAAACCAAATATCAGCATTCCCGCCCAAATAAGAAGGCCGGAAGTAATCGTCAACTCTGTCCATTGCCGGGTATGGACGCATTCATGATTAATAGTAGACTGGCGGGCTGATGCTTCAGGCCATTTGGTAAATACCCATGCGAACAGTGTAATCGTAGAATAACCGGAAAATAACAGATGTTTTGCAATCCAGCTTTCGTAAAATACCTTTTTCATATTATTCGTTTTTAAGTTACTAATCATTACGAGATAGACACGTTCCAGTCATCGTTACTCTTTACCGTCACAGTCTTTGCGCCTGTTTCTGTACTATCCCAAGTAAGGGTAGCCGGAGTAACTGTCATGGTAGGACTTGCGGCGGCCTGAACTACGTTTCCATTAAAAATAGCATTCTTATCTGTATCAGGAGTACCAACAAGACTTACGTTAAGAGCCGTTGACTTTGATTCAGCCATAACATTGGCAGAAAAACCAACGACGATTTCGCAGGAAAATTCACCGGTCAATCCGGGATCATTCGGTACCGGGATTGCATTCCCGTTGCTAGACAACAAGCTTTTAATATCTACTTGATTTGTAGCTAACGTGCCATTAGCTTGGATAAAATTGCTGCCAATTTTAATAGATAAATAAGAAGGCATGGTGCCTACATATATTTTCTTAGCATTGGTAGCGGAAACCGTAAATTTCAAATAGTAGGCAGTATTGGGAATGTCGATATTCCCTCCATTAATAGTTGCTTGCGAAAAACTACCAGTCGCGGATGTTGATTGCAAAACGTTAACTCCGATTTTGCTTAACGCACTAGTCTTTACACATACAACAGACCCTTTTACATTGGGATCGTCATCACTTGTAACTACTACCGTATTAGTAACAGGCCCCCTACCTTTGAATGATTCCAATGGAGTAATGGATATTGTATCGTTACCGTTACCTTTTGATTTGTTTACTGAAAAATAAGTTGCCATAAAAATAAAAGTTATATGATTAAAATCATGAATTATTACTCGGAGATTGGTTTACAGTTATTATAATGGGGAGCAAGTCTGAATACTTAAACTGTATCCGGGCAGTCCTCGCCTTTCCCGTTAAATTTTCTTTTACTTTAAAATAATAGCTAATCCTAGGAATAACTACGGATGATTTATTGAAACTAATCCATTCCGATCCTCCGTCCAATATCTCATAAGAGAACATCTGCTCTATCATTTCTTTGGAAACGTCAGTTCTAAGATTTATTATGAATAATTCAAGTTCGTGACTAGTAAGGTTTCTAACATCAAGTCCATCGAGTCCCAAATAAGGACCTAACCCACTTTGGATAAAATTATACTGTCTACGGTAGGTAAAATCCGTATTGGTAAATTCTATAGAACCGTTTCTGTCTGAATTGCTAGCATCATTAGCGAAGACATTGAACAGTAATTCGGTCATTGTCTTAACACCTGACTCTCCGCCACTAATTGCCTTCATGCTGGTAAATGACTCTTTTGATGTTATTTCCCAATACCCATCCGCAACAACATACGTCTTAAGCTGCGTAAACGACCTTGGAATGGCCGAACCGACCATATTGTAACTTTGAGTACCAATATGAATGGGATCCGTGAAATACATTATTTCATCGCTTTGATTTCCCCATTGTACTACCGTTACAGGATATTCCTCCATAGCGTTCTCTCTTAATTTTACTATAACCACACATGATCTTGGTTTCGTCGTGTCATTTGTTCTCACTCCTACCCTAAGCCTTATTTTCCCTCCGGAATTACTTAAAGCAGGAACACACCACTGTGAATTAAGAGAAAGGGTTTCTATATCTGTTATATTTACGTTGGTATCCAGTTCAATAAATAAGGCTCTTGCAACGGTATCATCAAAAAGTACATAGTTTTGCATCGGGCGTACATAAGGTACAACGCTAATGGTTGCCCCCTCTTGCTTGCAAACAGCATCTTTAGTTGCCGATTTCCCGTTCATTTCAATAGTAATTGTTACTTCTATGTTTCTCTCGGAAGTACTTTCATTAGATTCTCTAGTTACGGCTCCAGAAGAGGTGTCTACTCCAACACCTGTATAGGAAATATCCGCACCTGAAGTTATTGATCCACCGCCTGTTGTCTGCCCGTTCCATCCCCATGTCTGGTAATAAGAAAGTACCGGGTTTACAGTTCCGCCTGTTGCCGGTATGTAAGGATAGGAGAATTCAGTTATAGTAATATTTCCATAAGTCTTGAATCCTGCACTTTGTACAACTTTACCAGAGAACAATAATTGCGTATCATAATCATCGCTTCCTACAAGGAAAATGCTGAAAGACGTAGATCTAGAAAATTCACTCTTGTTCTCTGAAAATCCAACTATGATTTTGAGGTTATAGCTGGATAAAGAACCAGGATCCCCCGGAATTGTAACAGCATTAGAAATTGCAGTTCTGCAATCCACTTGTGAATTACCCAAAGTTCCATCCGGCTGTAACCACATAGAGTTAACACCTACCGCTATGTAGGAAAACGCCACAGCGGGAATATTTATTTTTTTTGCATTTGTTGATGCAGAAAATTTTACATAATAATCAGTAGCTGGGATAGAAATACTTTCGGACATAGGGATAGAATTATATTCCCCGTTTGGTGAAGGGCAACCTGAAACGGCCACTTCCCTTATGGTTAAAGGAAATGTCTTCACACATGATACTGTTCGTTGAAGATCGTAATCATGTAAACTCTTAACTATCACGGTAGCTTTATAAGGTCCCCTTCCGGTCAATTCAGGATTTGGCTTTACTGTAAAAGAGCCGTCACCATGACCCGATGTCTTATCTATCGTAAAATTAGCCATATTATTTATCTGTCTTTTAGTTTTTAAATCAATACTCGTCAATTATTTCAGCAACCCACTCGATATTTGAATGAACGTTTACAATGTCTGAATATTGTAAGTTACGGATAACAATTTCACTAGGAGATACCAATAGATATTTATCATCATTTCCTTCTAAGTTAATTGTCATGTTGAACATTTGTCCATCTTCGGATATTTGACTTTTTTCTGGAACCGAATTCCCGGAACGGACATATCTTTTGCCGTTTACAAGAATGTGAGTTAAAGAAAATATTTTGTTGATAAATCCTATCATCCAATATGGAATACCGGCAGCATTTCCACATGTAAGAGCATAAGTAACATAAGGGACCGAATACAACTCAACAATGCTTTGAAGCTGGTTGCGGAATTGTTCGTTGTCTACTTTGAAATCTATTCCTTCTGGTTTAAATCCTCCTTCTATCCTAAATTCAAATACCATTTGTCGATTTTTAATCCAGAATATGTTATCAAAAGGGGATTTATTATCTTCATTCGAATACTCAATCAGGCACGTTTCCTCCAAAATAGAAGGATCAGAACATACCATAAAAGGTTCACTTTCATATATGTCTCCTGAATTACTTTCCTGTATGGACAACTTATAAATCGAATCGCTCAAATTACTTATTTGGGCATAATAAAGGGTTGTAGAATGATTTACTTGATACGTTGTAAGATTAACAGGGATATTTGATTCTGATATTAAATCTTTTATAGATAAAGATACGATATCTTCTCTATTATTTGATAATACCTGGATTAGAATTTTGTCAGTAGTGTAGAATTTTTGGATATAATCAATATCCTGTTGGAATTCGTTCTTTATAGGATTAAAGAACAATGGACAGATGTCACCTATTTTAATCATACAGTCTTTTCGTTCTTGATTGGGTTGAAGTGCCACATGACACTATATCGCAAATATACTAATTATATTAAAAACAACAAAATATCTTCTTTAAATCTTGTGTAATTACCAAATGGTTATTATATTTACAGTGTCATAAGAATCGCGATCTTTATATGACTGATGAAGAAGAGCTAAAGGCTCGAATTGAAGCTGCGGAGCAAGACCTTAGCTTCTTTTCCCTCAACTGGGATACACTAAGGGAAACTGAATGGATTTCAGATGAGGAGCTTGAAGAAGGAATCAATGATGCGCTAGACGATTTAATTGATGCCAAAAACAAGCTGAAAGAAAAAGGTAGTCCCCCATAGGGGGCTGCCATTTTCTCTTTAATTTATAAAAAAATAATGCGTATGAATGCAAAGGAAGAACTTAAAAAGTGGAAAGATGATTTTGCAAAAGCTAGGACCGAACAAGCAAAATTAGAGCACAAAAAGCGTTTTAATGCGTATGTAAACTCTTTATCGCCTTCTGACAAAAAGGAGTTCTTGAATGAGTTTAAAAGAGGTGCAGAGCAGGCTATAGATGAAGCAAAAAAACTGGCTAAAATTGCAGAAAGAAAAGAAAAACTAGATAAAGTTTTGGATTTTGCTTCAATGTCCTATATAGCAGAACATTATTTTGGCAAGTCTCGCCAATGGCTATATCAGCGGATAAACGGGAATCTGATTAATGGAAAACCTGCTGATTTTACCCCTGAGGAACTTAAAACTTTGTCATTTGCTTTATCTGAACTTGGAGATGTTATGAAAAAAGCATCGTTGTTAATAAATAATTGAAAGAATCATAATTAAAAAAGGTAGGTGACTTAAAACACCTACCTATATTGTTTAAATTATATCAGTTATCCTTTATCGTGGTTGCCCAAGATATCTCATGTGGATCTGTTATAACATTCGCTTTTTTAGACTCGTATTCTTCGAACGCAAGCTTTTTGGGAATGACTGTAATACTTTTATCTTCTTGTGCACCTGAAATATTTATATCTTTCACGATTAATGTGTATGTAGCCGCCTTCTCCTTTGCTATATTCAACTTTAATTGCTTAATATATCCTGTAACAATCTCTCCTTTGTTATTAAATGACACCAACCCCAGTAAATTATCCGGAGAGTTTATATCGCTAGTTTCTACTTCCACCTCTGATACTGTAAATAATCTTTCAGGGATTGAGAAATCATCCATTTCCTTTACTCCATCTATAGAAACATCACTATTACCGTCTGAAGATGCGAATTTAAGAAGGTTAGTACATGCACCAATATATTTCTTATTGGCTTCCAACATAAAACGTGGGGAGTAATTGAGATTAAACATAGTGTTCGGACTTAGCAGACCGGAAAGCTGACCTTCAGAATATGGTCTGTTCAAATTCAATATTCCAGTAGAGGGATTATTTATACACTCTACAAAGAAAACATCATTATCACTGTCGTTATCCGTTGTATCTTCTCCCCTCTTCTGTACTAGAAACTCTATCCCGTAAGCATCGGCACGGTACGGACTTATCAGATAAAGTGTATTGTCGGTCAGTTTTAAACCTGTGCTAAATTCATTGGTAAAGCGGAATTCATCACGCCCGTTGATACTGTCATAATCCTGTTTGTCATACCCAACTTTCACAGAGGAATAGATTAAAGAATCATTCACGGAGAACTCATAGTCGTTTATTTCCGTCTCCAAATTTTTAACTACCGTTGAAGTGAACAGTTTGTCACGGTGCATAAAGGTTACAGTGTTTTCATTTATAACAGGGACGTATCCAAATTCTGCCTCCATCCATTCACAAAACTTCTTATAAGAGGTGTATACTTTAGCTTTAGGAAGTCCACGGGCACTTTCGGCAGCCATAATATACGTCCTCTCTAATAACAAGTTTAGGCGAGGTAGATTAGTAACCGAAGGAAGTGCATAATCAATAGCTCCTTGGTGTTCTATCGTGTTTTCTGTCATGCTGTCCAATAGCTTGGAAAGGATGGTGTTGGGAGAAATTACGTTAACATCAATAGAGTTTATCCTAGATTTAAAATTTATACTGAATGAAAAATTAGGGAAAGCGATATCGATATTATTACCAACATCCCTACTGAAATATATACGTATTGCAAAAATTAGAGATTCTCCCTTTGCTAAATAAACATTGGATATGACGTCATTTATATATTTATAAAATCCATCACTCTCATAAGATTTAATCTCTGTAACGCCTCCTGCAGAATCTTTTTTAAATATCAATAGAAATATTTTTTCAATTCCTCCAGCGTATGTTGTTACGTAGTAATCAGTCCTAAAATTAATATCAACGTAAATGTCAGATAGGGCTTCTATAAATGGAGAACATTCATTTAAATTCGATAGTTCTGTGAAAGATACGTCGTCAAAACGTAATGGAGAATCCAATTTTGGGAGTTCACTATTTTCTAGTTTGTATAAAGGTATTGAGTAATGATAAGGATTGCTTGTGGAAGCTAAAACTTTTTGAATATTTATATATGCCACACCATCCGATTCGTAAGATTGTCCTCCTAATGTATATTTGCCTTCATACTGAAATTTAAGACCATCATACTTTAAATTGCTAGTCTCAAGGTCAGCTACCGGATATTCATACTGAATACTTTTCTTTGCCTTGATAATAGCGGCTAGAGTATTATCAATAGCATTAATAGAGACTACATAACCATCTTCCGAATAAGTAGAAAAATCCAAAGCACAACGGAAAACTTCGTCATATTCCCAACTATTATTTCTTAATGAAAAAATGACGGTAGCCGTAGCAGAAAGATATTTAGAATAAAATTCGCTTTTTAAAAGGTTGTACGCTTTCTTTACAAACTCGAACTGGGAAGAAAAAGTACGTGCTACCCCGTCGTAGCTTGACCTTTTATGTGCTAAATCAAAATCGTCCCAGTTTTTAAGATCGTTAGTGGCGTCATATCTATTTCCTCCAATTAGAAGCTCACATTTAAACATATTTATTTACGTTTTATTGATTTACTCATAGACTTTACATCTTCACACATACGCTTTACCATAAAGGCGTATTCCTTTGCGCTGATCTCATTCTTCCGGATCTGCATCCCGTAATGAGACATAACGGCTACACGTTCACGGACAAAGTAGTTTTTATCCATTTTTGAGGCACTTTCCGGCTTTTCCTTGGCATTTATCCGCTCAAGCATATATTTACTCATAGAAAGGATGGAAGCCGCCTTCTTGCGTATTTTATCGTGTTCGGAAGGGAAATAAGAGAATCCAAACTCTGAAAGAATATGTGCTGCGTCCGCCCAATCCTTGTTTTTAATCATGATCTCAACTCCCTTCATGCACTCAATTTTTATGTGAAGGTTGATGATATTGTTTCTTTGGGACATTTCTGAAAGAAAAGAAGCTCCTCCGATTATTTCCATGTATTCGGTGATGAGCTTTTCCGATTGTTCAGAAAGCTCTTCTTCAGAGTGTTCCCCTTCGATAATAAGCTTGCTTTTATCTCCGGTAAATACATCTATGAATGTATCCAATGGGATTTTGTCTAGGTCGGTGTATAGCATGTTATACTATGGTTTAATTTATACTCAAATTCTATTTGCTAAACGATGATATTCGGAAGCTTTAGCCATCTTGCGGAATGTTCTATTTAACTTAGCTATCCCTTCATTGGTTGCTTCTGTATTCCTTTCAAGTCTACGATAATCGTTATTAACGTTAACAATCACCGGATCACCGTCGTTACTTCTCCTTTGCCTATCCAGCATCAAAGCGTCAGAATGCAAAGACATTTTGCGATAATCCACCAAATTAGGGATAACTCTTGCTCTCTTTGGAATATCTACCAATGTGGGGACAGATGGAGTGATATAAGCTCCGTTATCCGTTTCAATCACTTCCTGTCTGCCTCCATCACCGACAATAGCCAATCCTCCGGGATGGTCTTTGGTTCCCTTTGCGTATTTGGGGATAGGCTGGGAGGCAATTATAGCTACTTGAGCGGCTCCCATAGCGGCTATAACAGCTGCAAGGATAGGTCCGGCAATAGGTCCGGCCTGCGCAAAGGCCTGCATTATTGCTAGAGAGGTGGCAATAGTGGTTTGAACGATAGAGTTCGCCTTTTGCCACTTGGCCTGCCTTTGCTCCAATTCGGCTTTTTGTTTTTCCAGTTCCTTGTTTTTATCTGCTGTTGCTTGGTCGGCCGCTCTCTTTTTAGCTTCTCCTTCCTCCTTGGTTATTACCCCGCTTTCGACAAGGCTTTCGATGCGTTCTTTCTCTTCTTCTCCGGCTTCTTCGTTCTTTTCCTTCTCTTCTTCTATTTGCTCAATACGAGCATCAAAGGCAGATGTAACGATAGAGGTTATTCCATTAAATAGTTCACCATAAGCCTGCAATATCATTGAAGCTTTCTCTGTAGGATCTAACTTCTCCCACCATTTAGAAAGAGAAAAATTACCAGTTTCTGCAAATTGTTTTGTTAATATATCAATGACACTATAAAATGAGCTGAATAAGCTGGCAGTTTCTCCCAAATATTCTTCTGTTTTATCTCTCATATTAGACAAGGCATCGATGAATCCGTCCGCCCAATCCTGCCTATCTGATTTTTCTTTGCCGTAGGTCAGATCTTCAATATCATTATTCAGCTTTCCAATCTCTGCCTTTACTTTTTCAATCTTATCTTTCAGAGCGTCAGATTTGGAGTCAGATGAATCAAGAACAGCTAACTCTGCCTTCAATTGGGCTTCAAGCAATTGTAATTGTGCCAGAATAGAATCTCTGGTTATTTCGTATGTCTTTTGGCGGTATTTCTTTTCATTGATTTCACCCTTTCGATGTTGCAATTCGATAGCACGAAGTTGATCTTCTGCTGAATTTTGGACTATATTTGTTTCTTTCTTGGTATTCTTTTCAATTAGACCGATTCTTTCAAAGGCATTTTTTACCGCAATATCAGAGGCTTTTTTATCATATTTCTTGTTGACAGCTTGCACATCTTCTCCGGATTTTTTTGCGGCTTTTACCTCTGCTTCTCTTAATATCTCATTCATTTGTAGCTGAATACTCAATCTCTGATCTAACTCTTCTTTCGAATTAGTGGAAAGAGCCTCCAAACGATTCTGTAAATTGACTTTCTCTTTATTTTGATTATACGTATAGACCTTTTCAGATAATTCATCTTCCATGGCAATAGTCAGGTTTTCTCTAGTTTTAATTTCTTCTTGACTATACCCTTTAACTGCATCAATCCGTTTTCGGTAATTAAGACGAATTGCAGCCAACTCTCTTCCTAGTCCTTCATCCATCAAGTCTAATTCTGATTGTTGGTATTCTTGCTGAATGCGTAACAGTTCTTTTCTTGCCTTCTCGGCTTCTCTCTGTTGTTTTTCTAGTTCTTCTTTGGTTAATAGCTTTCCTCCACCTTCTTTGGGTGCTGGAACATAATTTGTTATATCATTTATCTGTTTTTTTAAAGATTCAATAACCGCCAATTGGCGCATACGCTCTTCCCATGTTTTTTTTATATCTTCATTAATTTGGCTATTGGTACGATCTAGTCCTAAACCTTGTCGGAGAAATGAAGCATCCTCCATTTCTTTATTGTATTTCTTATTCGCATATACGGTCTTTTGGTAATACTCTTCCTCTTGAGACAATGATAAATTAAGAATTTTCAATTGATCCTGCTTTGCTTTTTCCAAAGCTTTATTTTTATCCATGCCCTGCTTTACATATTTCTCTTGAGCTTTTTCTATGTTAGCATATCTACTTTCTAACATATCAGCCCCAACTGCTTCTCCGAGTTGTTTTGCGGAAGCTTCGTCTCTATTTGAGATATCTTCTATCGTATCAAATAAACTTCTAACATCGCTAATTAAATCGGCTAAAACATCATTTATAAATATTTTCACCTTAGAGGTCATTCCTTCAAATGCTCCTCCTGTTTTATCAAATAATAATGCAATTTCTTTAGAAAGCCTGGTTTGACTGTCTAATAAATCCTCTTCATATTTCCCCAAATCACCAACCTTATCCTTAACTTCATCCAAGTTAGAAGAAATATCCTTCAAAGTTTTAATATACTTCAATCCGGCATCTTCTCCGGGACCACCGAATATATCTGCAATAGCAGTACCTACAACAGCACTGCTTTCTGGTAGTTCGTTCAATTTTTCAGAAACCATTTGCATGACATCAAAGGTGGTAAGAGAACCTTTGCTTAATTCTTCTTGAACCTTCTTAGAACTTATTCCGATCCCATCCAAAGCACTTGCTGTAGCTTTTGTCATTTCTCGGAGGCGTATATTTCCTTCTTTTATTGTATCTATACCTTTGTCGGAGAATATACCTTGTTTATTAGTTTCTGCAATGATCGCAACAAACTGTTCGGCTGATATTCCAGCTTCTTTGAAATATGCCGGATATTCTTTTAGATTATCCAAAAACTGACCATTGGCATCTGCTCCGGCTATAAAACCGTCCTTCACTATGTGTAAGGCTGCCTCGGAAGTTATACCAAATTGTTCTGATACAGAATTTATAGCCATTAAGGTCTCCTTAAAATCCTTTCCATAATAATCAGCCAATGTCTGAACCTCGCTACGATACACTTTGAGATCATCTCCTGATTTTCCTGTAAATTGAGCTGTTAATCTTGTAGCTTCTACTATTCCACTATTATAATCATACCAGAATTTAAACAATGTTCCAACTCCAGCGGCTCCCGCAATCGAAAGAAAAGCAGGATTGGTAAATAAAGTTTTTATTGTAGATCCTAGAGCTAATGAATTTTTCTTAATATTATCCATAAACCCGGCAATCCCGTCACTATCAGATGCTAAATCAGTTAAAGAGCTGCCAAATCCCTTATTCAAATTTAAAGCATTGATTATACTATTATAATAATCACCAATACCTCTTTTTCTAAGAGTCATCTTATCCGAAACCCTATCTTGAATTTCTTCGTTTTCCTCTATCTTCTTATTATATTTTTCAATTGTCCGAATAGCGTCCTGCTCTGTCAAATCAACATCTTTAACAGCCTTTCTTAATATTCTATTTTGCTCTGCAGCTTGCCTGGCGCTCTTTGCTTTTTCGCTAAGAGCTTTCGCAATTTGCTCTTCGGTTACTTTTTGATTTCGACTTTCCTGATTTATTAGCTTTTGCTGTTTTAATTCCTCGGTTTTAGCTTTTTGAACCTTTAATTCAGCTGCAGCATTAAGGTCGTTAGCCCTTGCTTCAGCCAATATTTGAGCGACATTCTCTTTGGTTTGTTGGGTTATTCTTTTAAGAAGAGTTTCATGTTCTTTCTGTAAATCAGCCAGCTTATTTTGGGTAGTAATAAGCTCATTCAAGACTTTGTTATAATTAGCTGACTTATTGGATAAATCCTGAAATGACGCAGGTTTATCCTGCATACCTTTAGCTAATAATTCAATGAAATTTTTGTAGGAATTGTAGGATTCGTCAATCTCTTTTTTAAGATTCTGTAACTGGGTGATTGCCTTCTGATCGACTACATCGGTAATTTTTAATTCATTAGCCATATAACGTGCGAATTAAGTACCATGCCACTTGACACAGTTTCCGCACAAATATAAAAAGAATTGGCGAATTTTACAAGCTATTTAGAATCAATAAAGATAAGATAAAACGGCAAAAGAAAAGCGGAGGTTACTCCGCTTCTATGTATTCTAATAATGATTTGTACATTTGCCTAGATTCTTTATTCACATCTCCCACCGTTAGATATTTGAACCCATTATTTTCGTAAAATCTAATAGCTCTTTGACTATTGTCATTAATAGCGTCAACCGTGATAAATTGGCAACCAGTCTTGTTCTTCCTTATAAAACTTTGAACTAGTGATTTTATAAGAAATGTGCCAATGCCCTGATCTTGAAAATCTTTATCTACAGCAAGTCTTCCGATTTTGGCGGCAGGGTACATCTTCTGATTTAAAAATCTTTCCCAAAAATCAAAATCTATCTTATTTTTACAATCTTGCATTTCATCTGCAAAATCCTGACGATCAGAAACACTTAACAAGTCATTTGCTAAACTGTAATAAGCAATAATCTTACTATCCGTTTCTAATAAAGTCGTAGTATAACGGAGATGTTTTAGATATATCTTTGAATCGTTAAATAAAAAATCGTTCAAATCGGTATTCCCGCAATCGAACGATTTAAAATTATAGTCTTTGCTTAATTGGGTTACTGTAACTTTTCCATTTTTCAGTAAATCCCAAAAATCAATAGAATGTTCCACCTGAAATTGATACCAATAAATTGTAATTTTCTTCCATCTCTTTAATCTCTTTTTTCTTAGCATCCTTTTCTTCAGGCGTAAGTTTCTTTGTCAGAGATTCCAAAAGACCTTTTCTGAATCTTTTGGCATCTTCTCCTTTAATTGTAGGAGTGTTTTGAATAGGGCGTGCCATACTAAACTTTTTTGTTTTTGGTTTTACTTGTCAAATATAGAATTATATCCTATATTCATTGAATTTTATGCGCTTTAGGTGATTATTCGTATTTCCTGACTGCACAAATATACAACAACAACATCAAACACCCAACAAACGATCACTAAATTGAGCATTTTCAATGGTTATTTAACCATCACTAACCTCACAATGTTAATTATTAACAGTTTCAGCACCGTCTTTTCTCTCACCAATAGCACTAACTTCTAGCTGGCTATCAGATAGAAGAAGAACACTAATAACAGCTATATTAAAACAAAAAAGCCCGAATATAATCGGGCTTTCCAAAGCACCTCTTTCGAGGTATTCAGTACAGAATGTCGTCAAACAAAAGGTTTTGATAATGCTTAATCAAAATTGAACTGTACTCAATTCTTTTGCTAAGATATGTATTTCTTTTTCTATTTTCTTCTTTTGGTCTTTAGATGCCATTGTTATTCCTTGCTTATATCTTCTCATCAAAGAAGGATTAATACCTATTTTCTTAGCAAGTTCACTGACATTAAAGATATTATAAGTTTTAAAGAAACCTGAAATGTCATATTGATAATCAAATTTAATATCTCCTTTGTTCAAGGATTTAATAACATTTTCATCTTCACACTCATCAACAAACATTTCCAAGTTGTCTCGCAGATCTTCTTTGGCTTCCGATTCGGTCAAGCCATATCCAAACAGTGATACACCTTCCAATTCAGGACAGTATATACCGTATCCTCCGTCAGAAGCTTGTTCAATAACAGCTTTAATAACCTTTTTAGCCATAATAGTATATTTTAGAATTAGTATTTGTACAAAAAACAAGAAATGCACACATACAGACAAGACAAGCCTTTCAAACAAGATAAATCTGCCTGAATTAGAATTAATTAATATGTGCATTTCTTATTCTTATTCCCGTCTGTATCGCTTATTTGTATCAAAAAAAGAAGGGGGTATTATTTCAACCCCGCAACTTTCAAAATCTGATTTAAAGTTCCTTTAGGAACTTCTTTACTAGGGTGTCTACCTACTGGAATAAAAGTCGGGCAATCTGGATGAACATATTTACTATGTTTCTTTCCTTCTTCCCGCTTCCACCCATTGTTTTCCAGTAGCTGATACAGTTCTGAAAACTTCATAAGCGATTAATGTAAATAATTCAATGAACTCTTGTTTGACAATGCAAAAGTAACACATTTGTTACTACCTACCAAATAAAACAGTAACATTTTTGTTACTACATTAATTATTTAACATTTTTAGCTGGAAATGAGGTAAGAAAGAAGGAAAAGAAAAGTAAATAGAAACAAAAAACCGCCCCTCTTGCGAAGGGCGGGAAGGAGTTAAGAGTAAGAAGGAGATTATCTAGATTTCCCCATAGCTATAACCTCGGTTACTATTTTAACTCTATATCCACCTTGAGATCCGTGAGAAACATTATATATTTCTTCTTTCTTTTCATTAGCTTCAGATTCAGTTAAATCACATATTTTCTTGTCTAAGAAAGTTGCATTCATCTTTTCAGTTTGACCTTTATATGTATATGTAGCTACTCTAATTTTAAAGGTCCAGCAGCATTTTTCCTCTTCTTCTTTAGAACAAGAGATGATAATCAAAGACAGTAGTATAAATAAGATGTTTTTCATAATTACTTTTAATAAATTATTTTGCCGTTCTTATACAATCTACATAGGATTTAAATTTTTCCGCTTCTCCGTAATTAACATCTTCATCATAGATATACAATCTAAATTTTTTAATCCGTTTTTTAGAGAAAACAATTAAATCATTTTGCGTTAGCTTTATAAAAGAACTGTATTCAAATCCATCACTAGTTGCTTCTACATCAACCTTTGATTGTCTATTCCATTTTGTACCATCATCAAAAAGAACATTTACTCCTGTCTTATTTACATTCACAGTGCTTCCACTCGTATTTAAACTAAGATAGTATACAGAAACGCCTTTTGATATTGTTTTATAAATTATCATAGGGGATATCCGGTTTCCTGACAATAAAGGAGAACTTATCGTTATTTTATCTGTAAAATCATCAACTTTTCTCTCTAACCCAGAGCATAGCAAATCTTTAGAGTAAACAATCCCACTACTTTCAAATGGAAAATTGAAATCATAATCTTTATCATACTTAAAATAAATAATCTGATTATTAGCAGTGTCCTTTAATACAAAGATAGGTTTATTTCCACCAAGCAATTTACTTTCTGCGTTTAATTCATTTCCTTGCTTGTCTATTATATTGTCTACCTTAAATATACGATTAATCAATGAATCCTTCACTGTTTTAAATGTATATTTAGAATCAGGATATATTACATTGTTATCAAACATTGCTTGACAACGCTCCAAACTATTATAAAATGTGTGAGTAAATCCAGTTGATAGAGCATCGTTTTTAACTTTTAAAAGACTTCCTTTATAAAGTAAAAAGTCATCTCCTAGAAAGCTAAATTTAAATGTTTGAGCATTTAAAGATAATGAACCAAACAATAATAACAGGAAAGCCAATTTTTTCATAACTGTGTGTGTTTTATGTTATACAATACGCAAACGTACAAAAATCAAAAATAAAATACAAGTTTTGCAATACCTTTCTGATTTCAACACATGAAAATCCCCGTATCTATTTAATACGGCAACTAGGTAATTTGAAAAAAGGGATTATAAATGAAGAAAAGCCGGATTTCTCCGACCTTCACTTTTTATCACTTATCCTTCGATAGGTTTTCGACTTGTTCTTTAAACGATTCAAAACGGGATCTATCTTGATTAAAATCATTATGATATTTAGCACGTATTTCTGCTATTACTTCCCAAGACACACCTTTGTTTGTAGCTTGATTTACGACTTTTTTTTCTTCTTCCTTGAAAGTTTTACTTTGCATTCCCATAATTACCTCCTTTTTATTTGGTTTATAGTTTTTCCGCTAACTTTTTAATATCCTCCTTACTCGAAACTTTGTGGATAGTTCCATCTAATTCGATGTAGCCGTTTATATTGGTTGGTTCCTCGAATAGTTCAGTAATTCTCACGTTTAGGGCATTGGCTATCTTTTCCAATGTATCTTTAGTAGGATTACCATTGATTGCTTTAGATAAACCCACAGCCGATAACCCTATTCTTTCCGCTAACTCTTTTTGAGTTATTCCTGCTTGCTTGCAGATATCCAATATTCGTAACTTCATAATTATACTTATAGTTTATTGCTTGCAAATATACAAAATTATAGCATTAGTTATTATTCTTTGCTTGAAAACATACTTCGAGTATATCAAATTAGCATTTATTAACCTTATAAGGTTTGTTTGTGTTATAATCATAGTTATATTTGCATCGTAATAATAAAACTAAATGTTTAACGACTAGCATACATACGATTATGAAACGTTACAACTTATCCCAAATAATGAAATCCGCTTGGCGCTCTTACAAACGTGCCGGCAACGAAAGAACGTTCTCCGAATGTCTGAAATCAGCTTGGAGCCTTGCAAAATTGCAAGAATACTGCTCATCGGAAGCGGTAAAGGCTAGAACGGATCAGTTCTTGGCGGAAAGACATGAAGCCATGAGCAACGCTGCTAAGGCTACAATGGATAAGGGGTACAATAATAAGAGCATACCGGCATCGGCTTACTATACGGCTAGTACTGGAAGATACGGTGCTCATTACGTAGGAGATTAACCATTAAAATATACGAATATGCCAGAAATTACAATCATTGTATTATGCCTGCTTGCCGGATATAAGATGTTCAGTGATGATAACGACAGGTTTTTCATGTGCTAAGCAAGAGCGACACGATAGTATCAACACATTAAATAAAATCATTATGGAAACAAGAAGTTTGGAATTATGGTCTACCGATAGGATTGATTTGGTAGAAGCGAAAAACGGTCAAGCCGTGACCTCTTCTTTGGTGGTTGCGGATTACTTTAGGAAGGCACACAAAGATGTACTGAAAGCGATTAGAGGATTGGAGTGTAGTGCCAATTTCACAGAGCGCAATTTTGCGCCCTGTTTGTATATCAATGAGTTATGCAATAATGTAAAGAAAGAACTCCCCATGTACTACATGACCCGTGACGGCTTCACCTTCCTCGCCATGGGCTTCACCGGAAAGGTAGCCGCCCAGTTCAAGGAAGCCTACATCAACGCCTTCAACGAAATGGAAGAGAAGCTCCGATCCGAGCGTTGCACCAAGTACGCAGAACGCATCGTCAGAAAACAGGTGAAGGAGTTCAACCAATCATTGCAAGAAACGCTCGCCAGCGGTCGCAAGAAACACGGAAGTATCTACGGTGGGATGATACCATACGGAAAGGAAGAAGTTGCGTACAACCCGAAAGAAAGCATGGAATCGAATCTAAAGCGGATATTCGGTCAAGTACATGAGATGTGTAAAGATGGCTTTCTAATGACTTCGTTAGCTGTCGAGACGAACAAGATGTTACAAGAGCTTATTAACAAGAAATAGAGTAGTCAGGGGGGCTTCGGCCTGGCACATTAGTTGACGCCAATCAGCGGGAAAGGGTAGCTTTAAGGCTGCCCTTTCTTTATGTCTGTACTCATGCAACGTTTCGCTCCCGGACCATATTTGATATAATGGCGTAAACCTTATCCAAGATATTATTTCTTTCCGCTATTTCAAGTTTTGTTTCTCCCTTGAACTTCTTCTTGTAGTTACTAATAGAAATGTGATAGAGGTAATATAATTGCTCATAAACTTTGTGCCAAACGTCCTGTTGTCTAGTGTTGGTTGCCGAAGCATATTTGTTCACCAGTTGGCGGATCTTATCACGAAGAGAAATTTCCGGTACCTTTTCAGATGAAACAGCAACCGCTAACAATAATTTCCCGTTTTCTTCTCTCTCCTGCTCCATCGCGTCCAGCCTCTTTTCTACGTTTTCAATCCGTTTGCTTTGTTCAAGCAAAGCTTGTGCGGACTGGACCAGTATTTCAAGTTGGGATAATGGCTTCTGTTCGGCTACTTTATGAAAGACTTGCCTATATACCTCAAATACAGGCCGAACTTTCCGAGCAATAAAGTATTCGAAACAAGACAAAGAAAGCTTATAATCATCTTTAGGACGTCCATTGAGGTTTTTGCCATTTTGGGCAAAAAGTATATAATCCTCATTTTCAATGAAGTTAGCTTTTAACGCTCGTGTAGCTTTCCCTCTCTCTGAATAGACAAGCGGCCATACATCGTCAATATTTACTGGATAAAGTTCATTTTTCTCTTTCAAAGCTAAAATAGCATTGAAATACTCTTTAATTTCTTCACTTGTACTTGATTTTGTTAATTGATCCATAATCATTATATTTGCATTTGCAACATAAAGTTAATATTATCCCCATCAGCGGCTCGGACACTTCCGCTTTTGGGGATTTTAATTTGTCCGATTTTGTAGCAAGCGAGGATTCGAACCTCTCACGCCTTACCGACTTGCTGAACCTGCCACGCCTGGCATATAAAAAAGCGCCAAAGGCAAGCTCCTCACTTCTCACCGATGGCGTTATATCTTTCAGCCGTGAGGATAGCCGTATTATTTTCTATGCACAAATTTATTTCATATCCAATTATAAGCCTAAAATTTTCACTTCTGGAAAACCACAATTCGCTTATTGTGGTTTATTTGTCTTTTGAGCTAAAATCGAACTATACATTAAAAAGACTGCAACGATTTACTATTTTGTTCCATTTTTCCTATGACTTTTGTATAATCCCCGTAACTTTTCTAACCACACACCCTAAATATTGTTCTATTTTCCGTATTACGGATATATATATTCGACGAAAACACCTTTGTAATATTCTCCCTCTTTTGCATACCAAATACTTCCATCCTCTTTTCTGAATAGAACATACACTGATTTCTCCATTTTAGCCGCCTTCTTTGCGATTTCCCGCATTTTCTCTATAGAAGCAAGCCTCTTATTACCTTGACACCAACAACTCATAATACACCAAATTTTGAAAAGTAATTTTTGAGAGCCGGGTTAAGTACATACTTAAGGAAGTGTTCACGGGACTTCCCTCCTACTCCCAATATGGCGCTTCCATACTTCCTTTCTATATCCGGTCCTATGTCGCTTCCTCTCGTTTCTATCTTCAATCCCTTTGAGGACGAAGAGACACGTATAGAATCATAAAATTCCCCTGTTATAATGAGGTTGGGTGTATAAATATCCCTAGCCGGATAACCTTGGAAAGAGGGATTAGGTTTTGTTATTCTCTTCTTCATCTTGGCGTATCCCTTCGCATTGTTCTTCCACTTCCCAGCTTCATTAGTAGCAAACCAAGGGTCATTCAAATAGGTAGGGCGAATAGGTTTATCATTCCCATTTACACCTGAATACAACTGCTCTGTCACAAATTCCCTAACAAGAGATTTATTCGAATCCATGGTATTTTGAATCTCTCCTTCAAACCCATTAACAAAAGCTGTCACATTATCCAATGCTTCTTTTATTGTAGCCATACGCAAATTATAAGAGAAAAGGGAAGGCAAATGCCCTCCCCCTTCCTGAAAACAAACCACTTTAAATAGTATCCTCTAAAGGAGACCTGACACCTACAATCCTATCGTAGATATCAGAGAGGATATTTTCTTTTTCAGCTTCAGTCCGGTCAGAAAAAAGGACTTTATGTTTAGCAATAAACTCTTTTTTCTTCATTTTCCGCACTTCTTCGTCTACGAAATTGATTCCCTCGACTTTCATGATACCCATTGTTCAATGCCGACAACACCATTCTCTTGCAGAACCTTCGGAGACTTCAAGGAAGGAGTACCGGTTGCCGTGATAACCAAATTTCCATTCTCAAATTTAACAGCGGACACCTCACCATTAAAACAAGTTGTTGCACCTTCAGCCAATGCCGCACCAAAGAAAGAGGTTACATCAAGACCACCGAAATGCTCTATCAGTTTGTAGATGTTTCCCGAATCTCCAACTTTTACTAATTCAACATAAACAAGACCTTTCAAAGCTTCCACAACATCGAACTTGTATACATTATAATCGGCATTCTTTACGTATTTCTCGTAATCCTTAAACATGGTTCCTACAGTGAGATTGGCTTCCGTGCCGGATGAATCCCAGTCCTGACCTCCCGGATAAACACCGGAAAGTGGAATACCGGCAAGAACATCGGTGCCGTCGTTCATTCCATATACAACATTGTTTTCGTCCACGAAATACGCATCAAAAGCAATCCCTTTCGCGTTCATAAGGTTTGCCTTCAAACTGGCGTCATATTCGTCTACTGTCCACACATCGTCTTTTGCTGAATAAGATGTGATTTTATTAGGACCATATCCGACTGCGGCCTTGTTTGCTTCGCCGCCAGACGGAGCATATTCAATAATAGTTTTGATCGGAAAGATTCGATTAGGTCTGTCATCGTGACAAGCGGCTTCCAGCAGTTCTGCAGTTGCATTTTCCGGAAGTTTGTACCCGTGCATTGTCAGGATAATAGCCTTTACCTTTCCAGGATCAAGCAAACATTTTGAAGTACCGGTATTAAATTGAGCCATACCAGCGCATTCTCTAAATTCTTTCGCCATAGCACTTAATATTTTTAATTTTAATATTTAAATTCTTTATCTCAATAGCATCTATGAAATCTCTAAATGGTTTGCCGTCAGCTTCCACGCCTTTTCTTCCATATCGGTAGTTTTCCGTATATAAATGAGGAATTACACCGTTATACTCATTAACAATGTCCGGCGATGCAAGTATGCTTTTTATGAAAGCATCATAAACAGGCCGGAGAACATTGACGAACGACACCCTTTCCCTTTCCTCATTAAGATACTCCTTCCGAGTATCTACCATGATAATAAACTCAAGACTGGCGTTTGGGACCTTAGATGTACGATCCTCAATATACGGGGAATACAGGCATATTATAGGAAACTTCAGTTTGCTCGTCTCTTGCGACTGGCTCCATTCTGTTAACTGACCGGCAATATATTCCCAATCTCCAAACATATAGGAGACATTACTACCATATATTTTAGCTGTATTATCTACAATATCTCTGAATATGTCATTTATTGATTTCATATTCCCAGTCCATTTATGCATTCAAGCATGGTTGTGTTAAAAACAAAGCCGCCATATTCCTTATTTGATTCTAGGAAATCATACAAATCTTCATTCATCTGCACCATATTATTCCAAGCAGAAATCAAAAGAGGATTTGGATCCGCCTTTTTATCATCAGAGGCATATACAGTACCTACCGGAGTTTGTACTACCCCACACCGTCTAACATAGTGAAAATACACATAATTAGCGATTGGGCTATATCCTTTACTGGAAAGCTTATCTTTCAACCTTTCCCATTTATCGATATCATTTTTGCCTGATAGAAGATATTCAATGAATTCACGGCTCATACTTTTTCCCAAGACCATTTGGAGAAACTTTCTCTCGTATAAATCGATATACGATTGGAGGTTATCCCGTTCTGCTTTTCTTGTGATTGAATCATCGTCTATATCCCAGATTATACCGAGACTTAGCAATCCTGTAAAATATGAGCCGTCAATAATCATCGTTTATTCTCCTTTCTTCTTATCTTTTTTCAAAAGGTCAGAGCATCCTGCAGTGGCGGCCGCAGAAGTAATTTCAGAAGTTTCTGAAACTATTCCCATCTTTACCCATTTCATCGCAATCGGAAGAGAAACATGGGTTTCATCCCCCGCTTTAAATGCACCGAAATCTTTTTGGAATGTCACCCTGTATACTTCCGACAAGTCCAGATTATAGGACTTGTCGCTTTTTGCTGTATTAATATTACTTCTTTTCATATTTTATTTTTTAGCGTTAAGCACTTTTGGTTATAGCAGTAATCACATTGGCAAATGTATCAGCTACAAATGCCGTCTTGTACTGTGACTTGATATAAGCGAGCATTCTCTTTTCGCCCAAGATAGTAACCAAGTTCTTGGTGAAGTCGTCATTCTCCCAGCCTATACTCATAGAAAGAACAACATAATCCCGAATAAATAGATAACGGAAGTCTCCCATCTGGAAAGAACCGAGTGTTACATTTGGATCTTGAATTACACGGAGTCCGGTAATCAATTCGTCCCCAATCTTGAATGGGCGGATATAATCACCATTGTCGTTCTTTGTGAGCTGCATATTTGCGTAATCTACCGGATTCATCCGAATGGCATTCGGAGAGTAGGCCATATTGCTGACGCTTACAATTTGCGTATACGCAGCAACGATCGCATCATACATATTAGGGGACTTGGACACTTCGATTCCCGTTAGAGAGAATGCTGGAATAGAATCACCAACTCCTTTTATCTGGCCGCCGGTTCCCGTACCGTTGAAAATGCCGTCCTCTTCTTTCAAGCCGATCTTATTGATAATCTCGGCTTCAATTTCTCTTTCCAATTGCGGAATATCTTGTAAAACTTCGGTTGTAACCTTGGCTGTCAAAGCTACCTTCCCGGCAGAAACGGTAACAGTCTCCACGGATGCTGTCATTGAAGGTTTTAAACCTCCTTCGGGAACCCATGCAGCATCACCGGTAACATCTTTCAATTCAGCATATACTACGGACGGAGTAGAAATACTTGCTACATTAGCCACGTCACGGATAGAAGCACGTTTACGAGGAGCTACACTGATTTGATCGTCAATTGTAATTCCACCAGCAACAGGACTTCCCCCTGTAGTCATTACAGGAGCGGCAGCTGCTTTCACTACGACATCAAATTTAACTCCGCCTTTTTTCTTTAGAGCTTCAACATCAATCGTTTTGACTCCGTTAATCTCGGTTACAAAACCTTTGCAGGCATCAGCAATTTGTTCTCCAAGAGACTTTAATCTGATATCTCCTCCTTTTGTTTTCTCGGTCGCGGCTTTGATCCGGACGATTGTTTCTTCAAATGATTTCAAGCGTTCATTGATAGATTCACTATCTGCAAAACCGTTGACTTCTTTCTTCAGATCCTCAATAGACTTCGTTGCATTTTCAATTGATTCTTTCATAGACTTAGAATCAATCTCATCTTTAATAAACTGGTCGAAAAGAGCCTCCATATAGCCATCCAACCCCTTGGAAAACACTTCAAAAACCTTAGATTCGTCTTCGGACAATCCTTTGGTGTCGAGGAAATCCTTAAACTCAACCTTTTTCACTTCTTTTCCCATACTTACTTTAATTTTAAATTTTTGAACATTGATTTTACCTTATTGCCGTGCATGTCGGCTCCATCTTCTTCAGGTGTAGATTCTTTCCGATTCTCCGGCCTGAATGACGCAAGTGACATTGCTTTTGATATAATTCTTTGTATCTTTTGCTGTTTGGATGCAGGCATCCCTGAACACACTTCAGATATTTCGGTATTTAATTCTTCATAAGCTTTTTCCGCATCCTCAATAGATTTTAACCCCAAATATTCTGTTTCTCCATTACAGCCGATAGAGACTACTGATATTTCATAAAGCTTTACCTCCTTTACAATGAAAGCGTCTTTTTCCACATCGTATTCACAGTTTTCCCAAACGTACTGATATCCGATTGAGAACTGGTTCAAAGTTCCGGATTCGAGCTGTTTTATAGCCTGTTCTCCTCTCGGAACTTCATCTATTATTGCTTCGAAATAAAGTCCTTTTTCATCTTCATTTAATACTGTAATTCGACCTATAGGCTCATTCATGTTATGCATCCATAACATAATTATTTTGTCATTAGCAGAACTTTCCGGACCTCTATCTTGAATACTCTTTGAGAAACACCCTTTAATCAAGACATCACCGGCTTTATCTTTATTGCCAAAGACTGCAGCGTAGCCGCTGATAGTACGGCTTTCATTGTCGTAATTTACTTCTTTAGCATAAATGGAGAATGTCTTATATTGCATTCCCATTCTTCCGCTATATTTATTAGTTTTGTCCATTTTCAATAGAGTTATTAGTTTTTAATTCACCTTTTGGATTATCAGGATCAATATCTATAAACTTTGCCAGCTCATTCCTGGATTCATCAAGAGTTATTTGACCTTTTTCAACTAATTGAATTAAAGAAGATGCCATTTTCTGAAATGCAGAAGAAGAGGCCGATTTATCTTGTTGAAGGCAATCAATATGAGTATAATCTAACTTTATAAAAACACCTTTGGGGCAAATAGCCTCTGTCAAAGCCTCCGTCACTTTCTCTGAATCAGGAATAATAAGACCTTGGTAAGCGGACTTTTCCGCTATGCTTTTGTTGTCATATTTAGATTCATCAAATAAACTATAGTCAATACCTATTGCATTACATATCTTTCTACTACACCGTCCATCCTCTTCGTGAAGTTTAAGCTGGGACGCATCATAATTCAAAGGAATCCAGCCAAGCTTTATTTTTGATGTCAGGATAGGAAATTTATTGAGAATACCATATTTTTCTTTTAGTTTAGATTCCAATATTTCTTTTTCTTCTGGTGTCATAGTCTGATTACCCATCTTATCGGTATAATCAGAATAAATAATACCTTTGGGTCCACCATTTACAATTAACTGATAGCTGGCTGTCATTGCTGCAATCCAGTTATTAACTGGCATAGAAAGGGAGTCTGTAACCGAAGAGAATTCTATATCCTGATTGGAACCATTAACATTTGCAGAACTATCGTAAATTACAAAGTAATCTTCGTCTGATAATTCTTCCTGCAAACCATTCCACTCCAAGTATACGCTAGAAACAATATCCTTTATATCATACTGGCGGAATAGTTTACCAGAAGAAACCATGTGAAATATCTGTGCAGGTATGACATACATTGCGAGCGGCAATGATTTTTTTGTTGCTCTTACAGTGAAAATGGGACAATATCCGAAAAGCTTAAGAGACATCTCAATCTCTTTAAAAAATCCAGCTCTTGTTTGAAGTGGGTTAGGACGTGATAGCAATTCTCTAATATCATTATATCCCTCTTTCTCGTTCCCATCCTTGTCTGTGACATATATTCTTCCATTTGCAAAGAGAGAACCGACTTTATTTATAACAGTAGAAAACGGGGTACATACAAGAAGAGAATCAGCTTTATCCCGATCCAAGGTTAGATTATAATCATTTTTGATTTTACCTGATGGGGAGAAGAAATTGGTAAGATACCAGAAATTTCCATTAGAATCCTTTTCGATAGCTTTTACCGCATCCCTCATGAAAGGAGCAGATATATTAATCTTTTTTTGAAACCAATTTCCTAATTTAGACATAAAAAGAATGATTATCTGATTTGAGATAACCATTCCCTACGAAATGAAGAGGTCTTTACGGACAAAAACACTAGCGAAAAATCCGATAGTATAAAATTATAGGTTCCGTGCATCTTCACACGAAGGGATTGTTATCCTCACCGCAAATATAGAAATTATTTCTATTTAGTCCAAATAAAAATAAATAATTATTTTATGCTATTATATTATATTCGAAGATTTTGAACGAGCACAGACACAAGATAATACATACATGGCTTCAAAACTATTAATTCCATCATAATCAGACATGTTAGCGATTAAGGCAGAATATGAATCGTCGGATTCCGGAAAGTAGATAGTTTTAATAATCGATTTATACGATTCAATCATAGTTTTCTTATCTGTTGATTCTTCTCTTACCCACAAATCATGATTAATAAGCCTCCTATAATCATTTGAATAATGTTTCATCTCTACAGGAATCTCCATTTGTACATTTCCGCCTGTTTTATTAATAAGTCGGTCAACGGGGATTAACGAATCAGAGAATAAGCAATCAATCATGAATATCTTACCACCAGAAACGCAATAAGAAACCATTATAAACAACCCATTTATATTGGGGTGTATTTCAACAAATATCTGATTATTTACCCCCATCTCTTCTTTCTTATAGTACAGAACATCTATCTCACCTCTCATCTCCACAGTTCCTGTAAGAGCGTCGCAGGCGTCATCGTGAGCGTTTTTCCCCTTCTTCCTGCATGTTTTCAGTTGAGACGCAAATTCCGGCCACTTCCTTTCCCAATCAGCAGGGAAATAGGTAAGATTCATCACCTCGGAAGACCTGGTAAAGATCCGAACCTCTTTGTTTTTTGACTGATGAAACCAACTTACTTGAGTCTTGGGATTGCCAATCATCCGCATTTGTTTCTCTACATTCCGGGCAAATCCCCTTCCTCCATTATTGCTTTCTATATTTGCCTTGGATATTTGGTCTTTAGTAAGCATCTTAGCTGTTTCCGGCTCGGTAAATTCCATTTCCTTTTGTGTAAAAAGGACATCAAGAATGAAATTCCCTATCTCTGTATCGATATAATCGATAGAGCATAAATAATCACTTCCTGTGTCAGCCGTGTCTGTATAGTTTTTCCTTATTGCTCTATTGGTTATTGGAATAGTTTCATAAGTCTTAAATTTACCATACATTAGCCCCTCCATAGGAGTTGGATTCTGCATATATTGGGTTTCAAAAACATAACTGTTTACTCTTTGCATCCTGTGCAACTCTTCGAGGGTGTGTTTAAATTCCCATAAAGCTTTTTCCTTACCGTCCTCATACACTATTGCCGGAAGAGACAAAACTGTCCATTCTCCCGGTTCGGTTTCCATCAAATATCCACAAAGATCATGCTCATGTAACCTTTGCATAATGATTATAATAGGGGTGTTCCGTGAGTTTACACGGTTCCTTATAGTCGTTTCAAACCTTTGGTTTACCTTTTCTCTTGGAGTGTCTGATATTGCATCTTCAGGCTTAACCGGATCATCAATAATCAATGCGCCTGCAAATTTGGATGACGGTTTAAACTCTTCTAATGCTTTGGATAGATCGTTTTCATCATCAACAGCACCAGCACCAAAACCTGTGACTTGTCCTCCGGCAGCCGTAGCGTACATTCCTCCGCCTTCTGTTGTGTACCACTTTTTTTTGGCATCACTTGTTTTCTTTATGTCTACATAAGGAAACACACGCTTATACTCTTCCGACTTAACTATATCTCTTACTTCTTCTGAATTATCATTAGCCAGATCATCCGAATAAGATAAATGAAGAAATTTTGCAGATGGATTGATTGCAAGACCATAAGATATGAAGTTCTTAACTACTAATTCTGTCTTGGAATATCTTGGAGCTATGTTTATAATAAGCTTCTTTATCTTTCCGTCAATCACATCATCAAGAGCTTGACATATCTTTATATGATGGTCGTTTACAACAAATTTACGACCAAATCTTGCTTTAAAGAAGTATCTCGTATAGTTTAACGTCCCTGATAAGCAAAACGCCCGTATGTAATCATATCCTTCCCCTGTCATAAGTCTTCTATTATTCGTTTGGCTTCCTCTTTAGTCATAGGAGATACAATGTTTATATTCATATCTTGAGGGGAATCAAAACCGAGCATTTTGCATATCCTTTGGATAGTCCATGTCCGCCCATTGAGCTTTATTTCAATCCCTTCTTTCCCCTGTTTCACGCTTTCGACTTGCATTGCCATTTCGTCAGTCCAATCTTCGCTATCTTTGAAAATAACATTGCCGTTTTTTATGGTAAGGAAATTACGTATGTCAGCATACATAAAGCTTTTAAGCATATTTAGGACCTCTTCTTTTGTAATGTCTGATTTCTTCTTTAGCTCTTCTTGAAGTCCTTTTACCCTTGCCGTAATCTTGCCGTTATTCAGCAATTCAATAGCTTTACGATTTATTGATTCATCTTTCATATTAGAGCAAGAATAAGCACGACGATAAGCCTCGGATGCGTTTCCGCACTCAATATAGTAGTTACAAAAATTTTCCTGTTTTACTGATAACTTCATGTCTTTTCGTCAGATTAGCTACATGCCACTTGACATGTAGCACAAAGTTAATAATTTCCTGTTTATTATTTTACACTTCTCCCCCATATTTTCGCATTATACAGGGAATAAGCCCATAACTTTATCTCTTCACTGGTTTCCAGGAATTCCACTTTCATGGCTTCCTTCATACATTCCGCCAGTAGGTTGCTGTCTTCTTGGTTCATAACACTAAATCTATATGCCAAATAAACTCGGCTGAATTAATATTCCTTTACTCGTTTTTATCTCTCCGTGACATTCATAACGGAATCGTTCTTCTTGTGCTTCAAAATAGTCTTTATCTATTTCAGTAGCGTAGAAATCAAAACCCATTTTATAGGCAGCTATGCGACTGCTACCAGATCCTAAGTGAGTATCAAGAATCTTATCTCCTGATTTTGCGTAATTTTTAAATATCCAAGAATAAAGTTTTATCGGTTTTTGCATTGGATGCATCCTGTTTTTTTCTGCATTAATATTTCCAAAATATGGGAAATCAAAACATTTTGCAGACTTCTGAAATGATGTCCATGCAAGTTCTCCATCGGCATAAGATACTACAGGCTGATGTTTGTACCAGAATATAAACTCCTTACATTTAGGAAGCATATCAGACAAATGGTTATAGCCAAATATTATCTGATTATTACTTACTCTAAACAATTCATCAAAATACTCTTTGCTAGGTTTATTATCATTTGCAGTTATTGTTTGACCATATTTTGATATACGAGAACGTGGAGTAAATGCAGCATCAATCCCATAAGGCGGATCAACTACCGCTAAATCAAAAAACTTATCTGGAATACCTTTCATGTATTCCATGCAATCCATATTGTATACTTCGCTTATTGGCATGTCTATTCCTCCCTTAGTCAAACAACACAAACTCGTAAGCAAATACAAACGGATTACTTTCCCATGCGCCTTTGCCGGAAACTTTGTCTATCAAGTAGGCAAAAGCTTCTTGGGCTACGTTCGTTGACAAGTAAGATCCGTTTACATGTGGGGTATGATATATTTTTTGTCCAAGAAAAGTTGACACATGAATAATCCCCTCTTTCAAGCAATCTTCATCGCTAATGTCCTGTAGGCGTTCAACCTTGATCCCGGTAATTTTGATATGGTGGGGCATTAGGTCGGCTTTCACAAACATCTTATTTCCCCAACCGGGATATAATTTCAGTTCAGGCAATATAGAATCCAAGTATTCTAAGTAAGCCGCATTTTTCCCCTTTCTATGAAATTGGTCAACATCCATATAACTTTGCGCAATGGCAACAACTTCGCCAACCTTGTAAAGGGGATTATTCCATCCTGTAAAATCTCCATCTTTATTTTTCCACCCAAATGCACCAAATAAAGGAGATACTAGGTTCCCTTCGTTATCATAATCTTTAGATCCAAAAACGGGAAATACAATATCCCAACTTTCATCAGGTCTATCGTATTTACAAATCCTTCTCGTCATAGTCTTCCGACCTTCCAATACAGCTTGGGTTAAGCCGAATTTATCATTGAACAT